TGTCATTCACAATGGCCTGATGCTGCTCGACGAACTGGCTGTATTGGACGTAGGCCTCCCGCGCCTCGTTGTACGCCTCGTCATATTCGGCCAAGCTCTTCGTCAGCTTCTCGTATTCAGCCTGCAAAGCCGGTAAATCGTGCTGCGCCTGTATGACCTTCTGCTCCAGCTCTCGGCGGGCCATTTCTCGCTGCGTCTCGTTGAGCTGCTGGACCAATCCGAGCTGCTCCCGGAAGTTCTCTTTCTTCGCATCTTCGGCCCGAAGGATGTCAGGATTCAGTTCGATCAGTTCCTGCTCGACTTCTTGCAGCCGTTCGCGGGCTGCTGCCAAATCCTCAGCCGACGTCGACGAGTCAGATACGACCGCTTTGAGTCGGTCGTACTCGTTGATCAGTTCATTCGTACGTTTGGCGTGCTCGTCAATACTACCGTAGTCGTCGAACGCATTCCGGAGCGCATCGTCCATGTTCAGCAGCTCACGCCGCGCGCGCTCCTGGGCTTCTCGATAGGCCAGTACGCCAGCTGTCAGAACGCCGACCGCGCCAACGGCAATGCCTACCGGATTTGTGAAAAACCTGAACGCCGACATGAGCTTCGATGCATTTTTCGCGCTCTTACCAGCCCCCTCTGCTGCATCGCTCACCGAGAGAAAACCGCTTACGACCTTCGCGGCGTTTTTCCCGATCATGGCGGCCGGCGTCGCAAGCGCGAGAAACTCGATCAGATCTTTGTTGCGGATGGCCCAATCGGCCAACCGCTCCAGCACAGGAAGGAGTTCCTCGGATATCGGCAAGACGAGGTCAGTCATGAGCTGACGACCCAGCGAAATCCAGTCCTTTTTGACGCTGTCAAGCTTGACCTTCTCGATCTCGTTCATCGTCTCACGGGTCATGTCGAATTGTTCTTGGACTGTACCCAGCGAAGAGACGACCGATATTTCGAGGTCTTCAAACTGCGATCCCATCAGCGCGACGCCGATCTGATTCCGAAGCAGCGGATCCTCGACATTCTGCAGCTGCTCGATGACCATCCGGAATACGTCTTTGCCCTGCAGCGCGCCTGCGGCAAGACCGTCGAGGATTTCCTGCCCGCGGCCCATGATCATTTGGAGCACTTCGAACGTTTTGCTCATCTTGGTGCCGCCAGCTTGCAAATCTTCCAGCATTTGATCCGCTGTTTCTTTGCTCACTTTGGTCAGGAGTTCCATATATTGCTTGGACTTTTTCCCGCCTTTCATCAAGGCGTCCGTCCACTCCACGATGTCATCCGGCGCGAACAGTTGAGCCAATGCGTCGTTGGTTGTCTGGCTGCCGTCCTTGATCCGGATGTTAAACTCCTTGACCACGTCACCCACTTTGTCGAGATTCCACGCGCCGGCTTCCAGTCCGGCCGCGAAGATGTTAAACATTTCGTTGGCGGAAAAACCGAGGGCTGCGAACTGCGGCGCGTACTCGTTGGCGGTGTCAAGCAACTCATTGGACTTGTTCAGACCGCGTTGTGCACCCTGCGCAAGCAGGTTGAACGCCTGCGTAGAGGTGATGCCAAAGTTTCTCGTCATGGTGTCGACGGCCTTCACGCTTTCGCGGATGTCTTCGCCGAACACATCGCGGAACAGCATAGCCTCACGGGTCAGGTCTTCGAGCTCTTCACCGGTTTTCTGCGTGACCTGGCGGACCACGGTCAGGGATTCCACAATGTCCTGGAACCCTTCGCCGATGGGCAGCTCGTACAGCTCTTCGGCGATCCCTCGAAGCTCTTCCATTTCTTCGACGCTCGCGCCGGTGGCTGCTTGCATGTTCGCCATCGAATCGTGGAACTCCAGCACCGTCGCGCCAATGTTCTTGACCGAATCCGCGACGCCCTGAATGACTGCGAACGCCCCGGTATATTCGGCCACCCGACGCAGCGTGTCGCCGAATGTACGAGTATCCCCTTCGACGTCCCGAATCGCTTTCTCCGCATCCCGCGCCTCTTTGCTCACACGAGCAAAGCCGTTCGAATTGCCGATATTGCGCAGTTCACGCTCCACATTTTCGAGACTTTGCGATGCGGCTCCAAATGATCGGCGGAAAGAGGACTCCAACTCCGCGTCCAGACGGAATGAGACTTCGTATTGCCTGCCCCGATTGGAATTAGCCACGCTTTTCACCGCCCCTCAGCTTGCCAACCACCTTAACCCATTCGATCATCTCGCGGATTGACATCGAAAGAAAAAAAGGGATGGGCGTGTAGGTCGACCGCGCCAGCAGCGCTGCCAGTTCCCGCACGCCCAACTCTCTGCTCAGGCCGACCCGATCAAAAAATTTTGCGCCCTCAGCGTGACGCGGGTGAAGTCTTTGGCCGAAAGGGCGTGAATCAACTCGACCGGAACGCCGGCAGCCCGTGCGGCCACGATCGCCTGATAGGCTTTCTGCGCCTCGACGAAAAGCAGCGACCCGCCGCCCGTTGCCGCATATTGCCGCTCACAGGCGATGATATCCTCACCCGTGAGCCGGTCGAAGTCGAGATCCAATTCGGTGTAGGTCTTGCCTTCGAAATCCACGGGCCGGCGCAGCTTGTAGATGCTTTCCTTTTCGCTCATCATGGTTCACCTCACAGACCGAGTTGCGACCGCACATCGGCCAGCGCATCCTCGCCGTCAACCCGGAAAATAAAGTTGAATTTATCCAGTTCCAGCAGCTCGACCCCATCCTGAACGATCCGGATATAGGTGACTTCGAGCTCGTTCGATGCTTCCATCGGGTTCGCCGCCTGGAAGTTGCCCAGGCTGCCCGATTTCGGCATCGCCCGGACGGTGACTTTCAGGCCGGCGGTCCGGTATGTTCCTGCGGAGCTGTCGTACACCTGGATAGCCCCACGGAAATCGAGCGCATGCGCCTTCTGCTGCAACAGCCGAACGGTCGACCGCTCGACCGATCGCCAGTTCAGCGTGACCGTCATCGAGCCGAAATGCCCGATCGTGGGGCTGTCGATTTCGCCGGCGATCCCGGCGCCGCTGAGCGTCTGCGTCATCGCCTCGAAGCTCGGCAGCGTGACATCCGAGACGCCCAGGAATTCATTCCCGTCCCGGTAGACGGAAAAGTTGATCAGCTTTTCAGGAATCTGCTTCACTGTTCAATCCCTCCTTATCAGGCCGTCAGGCTGCTGAGGTACGACGTGTCGTACTCTACGATGAAGTCAATTTCTCTGGCCGGCGACGGCGGCGTCACGTACAGGTGGAACCGAACAATGCCGTCCATCAGGTCGGTATCCGGGTTTTCGTCTGCCCGGAACTCGACGCGGCCGCCGAGCAGCGCGCCGGTGGCGACCAGTCCGTTGAGCCACAGGTTGATGCTATCCGTCACGGCCTCCGTCAGCCGGCGCGTAATCGGGCCGTCGAGCCGCTGCCAGTAGGAGAGGATCACCGTGTTCGAGATCCAGTCCAGCATGCGGCGAACCGGGATAAAGCTGTCTTTCGGGTCCGTGTTCGCCGGATACGCGCCCGTGCGGTTCCCCCATGCCTTCCAGCCGCCGACGAAATTGAGTGCCGTCACGATGCCGGATCCGTTCAGGAAAGCCGCCTGATCCGGCCCGAGGAACAGCGGAGTCCCATCTTCCAGCACGGCCGAGTCGGCCTTCAGCGGCTGGTTCGACGGCGAAACGTACGGCAAGCTGTCGTAAGCCGCATCCGTCGCGCAGATCACGCCGGCGAGCTGCGTCGACAGGTGGTACGTCCTGTCTCCAAGCTTGACTTTCGGGTAACCGTTAATCTGCCTCGGCGACGTGTAGCCATTGGCTTCCTTCCATGCCGCGAGATCCGTATAGGCCTCGTCGGCCGGAAGGTCCGTCAGTGCGGTCGCCTTGAACAGCCCGTTTATTGCGCCGGCTTTCGCCGTCATCACGGCGGCGACGGCCGGCTCGTGCGAATAGCCGGGCGCCAGGATCAGGCCCGGAACCAGCCGGAAGCGCGGGAAGACTTGATCGATCAGCTCCAATCCTGTCGGCCGACCGTTGCCGTCGATGCCGCCGATGATGTCATTGGCCGTGACGGCATCCGGATCCAGTTTGTCATAGCTGACTTTCAGCGCGGCGCCCGCCGGGATCAACCCGCTTGCCAGCCTCTGCACGACGAGCTGGCCGGCATCGTCATAATCGAGTTCGTAGTCCGCGCCCAAGGTGTAGGTCGTCTGGCCGTCGTCCGACTTCACGACGACGGAAGTCTTCAGAACCCCCTGCGCCGGAACCGTTGCGAGGCCGTTTTCGACGGTGACCGACTCGTCAGAAACAGACGTCTTATGCTGGGCCGGATCCAGAACGTTGATCAGCACGACCGGCGCCATCGCGTATAGCGCGAAATGGGAATGAATGAACTCGCAGAGCGAGAATCTCCAGTCGTCGCTGTAGCCGAACGCCTCGACCGCCTCCGAGTAGGTGTGGCACAGAACCGGCTCATTGACCGGTGCAGCTTGCCGTTTGGACAAGTTGACCGGCGCCGTACCGAACACGACCGGTACGCTGCCGACGGACACGGGCGGCGTGACCGCAGTCGGCACCTCGCTTGCGTATACTCCGTGTTTGTATGCCATTACGATTTCGATCCTCCTTTGAGGGCCGCGAAGGCCCTATATTCGACGGTGCCCGCCGTTCCCGCGCGCTGGATGGCCGTCGACAGCTCGGCCGCCGGCACCAGCAGCCGCGAGATCTCCGGCCGCGATTCGATCAGCGGGGCCAGATGCTTCGGGATGCCGTCGCGAAAAACGGTGTACTGCCGCAGCCGACCGCGCTCCAGATTCGGACCGATATAGACCAGCGGGCCGGTTGGCTTCTCCCCGGCCGCGGTAGAACGTTTCGACTTCTCATTCCCAGTCAAACGCATGGATCACCCCTCCTGTTATCTGTTCTGTAACACTTTGAACCGTCCAGATCGTCGTCGCCTCTCCGACCCAGAGAGGATAGGGTTGCTCCTCCGGGATGGACCACTTGTACGGCTTTACGATCCGAAAGCGGTTATCGATGACGAGTTGCCGCAGCAACCCGATCCGGACGTGCTCCATCAGGTTGATGAGATCGTACGCCCCGCTCGGCCGCAGGAAACCGTCCACCCGCTCCCCTTCGTCATACACGCCGAAGCTAAGATGTACCTGAACGGTAGACCCGACATTGGGGTCCTGCGAATCTTCGCCGCTAACAATGCGCGCCACGACGTAGGGAAAATCGATTTTCTCCGGAGCCTTGGGATTTTTGAACGGCAGGTACCATTCGAAGACCCGCGGCGCGGTGAATTGTCCGCCGTCCCCCTTCGCGGCCGCATATTCCGCCAGCAGCCCGCGGAGGAATTCGCAGATCGCCCGCAATAGCATCGCTGCTGTCATTTCGTTTTCAGCCTCCCGAGCACGCGGTTTACTTCATGGTCCAGTCGAACGACCATCCGCTTGTGCGCTTCTTCCTGCAGATGTTCTGCAATGCCCGGCTCGCTCAGCATGACCGGTATGGCCGGTCCGTAAAGTTGATCGATCGGCAGCCGTTTCCGGCCGACACGCCGGAACACGCCCGTATGCCCGCTGTCCATCTGCGCCACAAACGCCCCGGGAATCGGCTTCTTTCCGCCTTCCTTCTTCACCGCGGCCCGCAGGACACGTGTCTGTCGCGGCTGCGGCTTAGATGGCGTGGTCCGGAATCGGATCAGCGGAATACTCGGGCCGCGGGATCGGAGCAGGTAGGCCAGCCCCGGTCCATCTGCTTTCGTGACCTTGATCGTCTGGAGCACATCGCCGTGGCGGACGTAATACCGCTCGCGCACGGCGCGCGCGGCCTCCGTCTTTACCCCCGCCATGACGCGCCGAAGAGTGGCGTCAAACGCCTTTGGCAGATTGTCGCGCACGAATCGAAGGCCGACTGTCGCGGTCCTGAACTCTTTGGCGTTCGTGATCAGCTTCATACCTGGTTCCCCTCCAGCGTCACACTGAGCAGCCCCATGTCTTCGCCGACCTGGACGATCAGATACGGCTGGCCGTCGAGGGACAACACTTGCCCCTCGACCGGCCGGTATCCGAGATCCGTCTCGCGGACAAAGAAAACGACCCTGTTCTGATACGTGCCCTCCGCGTATAGATGCGGTCGGCGGTTGATCAGATCATAGTCGAGTACAATCGGGACGGATTCTCCGTCGATGTCATGATGTTCGGCGAATTCGTCGAGATTCAAGTACACGGAAAGATCAGCCGATACGTGATCCTTAAAGCTCATCGTCGGCCTCGTCATCCGAATTCCCAAGCGATTGGGATTTTTCGAGCTCGGCGATGCGTTCTTCCAGGAACCGGATCGCGCTGGCTCGCGGATTCTCGCTTTCCCGCTCCTTCCGGAGCCATTCAGCCAGCAGTTCGACATCTTCCGTTTCCGCGGCCAGTTTCTTCAGTTGCGCGATGGTCATCGATTCACCGGACGGCGGTTCCGCAGCATGATCGGATGCGGCCGTGATCGCGCCGTTTTTCCTCAGCAGGTCGATCATGTCCGGCGGCAGCTGGCCGGCGACATTTTCACCCGACTGATACAGTCTGCCGCCGTAATTGAGCGGCCGATTCAGAATCAGACGATTCACTCACCGGCACCTCCGGATGCACCGGGGTTCTTGAACAGCCCGCGCGAATCGAGCACCGTCACGCCGTAATCGAAGTAGATCCGGAACTCCATGCCGAGACGGTCGAACGGAATGTCCGTTTCGAGCGTCGGCACTTCCTGGCCGCGCAGATACGTGACCTCGATGGTGTCCGCGACGTTCGGATCGGCCGCGAGATACCATGCGGTTTCGCTGTAGGTATCCAGCTCGGCGTCCACGATGACCGTGTACGCATTCCGATACACGTTCGCGACGCCGCTGTGCGCGGCAGCCGGATCGGCTTCGCTTCGCATGTATTGCAGCGCGTCCGTTTCCTGCGCAGCCGGCACGATCAAGAACTTCGGCGCGATGTTGAGCGTGGCCAGGCCGCGTTGATTCTTCTGCGTGCGCATCTTCCGGCGCGCCTCGCTCATCGTCGACGTGCTGATCCGTCCCGGCGTCCCCAGATTGTTCCGGTCGGCCGAGAAGAGCGGCGCGCCGTCGTAAATCGTCGGGTTGCTGCCGAGCATTTGGTACACCAGCTTGTTGATGCCGCGTTTCGCGGCCGAAACGTACGCGGCCGGCACACGGTTGAGCATGCCCAGGTCGTCATTGATGAACGCCTGCCGCGTGAAGCCCCACCGCTTCGCGTAGGTCAGGACCGCCTTCGTGACCTTCTCGTCCTTCAGGCCTTCATCGTACGGAATCTGGCCGTTTTGCGGTACCAGCTCCAGGTCGCCCGCTTCGCTCATGCGGTAATGCTCCGCGACCTTGAAGTCCGGATTCGATCCGCGGGACGTCCAGAATTGGAAGGTGGTCGGCGTCTCCTCATAGACCTGGGACAGTGTCTTGTTTACGGCGTTCGAGATGATGCCGGCAAACTGGCTGTCCGGCATGAGCGCCCGCTTCAGCAATTCGTCATCGCTGAGCCGATGCACTCCGGATTCGCCGATCCGTTGCAGACATTCGATCGCGAGGTCACGGAGGCGCATGCCGCGCAGTTCCAGCGCGCCGTCAGCCGACTTCTGGATATGCCGCCCAGCGCGGATCAGCAGCGCGTCCGAGGCCGCCTCGCGGAACTTGTCCGCCTCATCGGAAAGCACGCGGACCTGTTGCGCGGCCGGTTTCCGGCTCTGCAGTTGCTTTTCGAGGATGGCATCCTTCACTTGTTGGACCGTTGCACCGCTGCGGATGAACTCCGGAAGCTTGTCCTCCATCCCGAAATTGCGGCACAGATCCGTGATTTCGGCCACGCGCTGCCGCTCCGCTTCCGCCGCTTGCCGCTTCAGTTCTTCCGGATCGACCGGATTGCCCGGGGCAGGCACGGATGCCCTCTCGGCCGCCGGAGCACCGCTGTCCGGCGCCTGAGCCATCGTTTTCAGTCGCGTTTCATTCATCGCTTCTTCCTCTCCTTTACCGAATGAAATGTCTGCGCTTCTTCCGACGCCAACCGACGGATCCGCCGGCGTCGGTTCAATCGAGATTTCGAACGGCTGCCACTTCACGGCGACATACGCCGGACCGGTATGCCGTCCGTTCGATGAGGTCTTGCCCGCCTTGACTTCTTCCCACGCGCTGACCGCGTACCCCACCGATACGCCCTTGATGATGCCCTTGACGACTTTCCGGAATACCTGGTCGCTGTCTTCGTCGTCGTCGAACTTGACGATCGCCTTGCCCTTCCGCTGATCCTCGTCGATCCAGACGTGCACGATCGACCCGATCGGCATCCGGCCGTACTTGACATCGCGGCCGTGCGAGAAGAGCAGCACGCCGACCTCCTGCAGCCGGCTCAGGTCCACGGCGCCGCTGTCGTGGCTCAGAATTTCCACGCCGAACCAACGTTCGTATGGCGTTTCCGAGCTGAAGGACAGTTCGACGGTCCTCTCTTCTTCGTTGATGGCCTCGCGTTCGAACGTGAGCGTCCGCGTCAAATTTCTGTCGAGATTACGCGATCGGCTCAGCATCATCGGCCGCATCATTTCCGGAAGCACCGGATTCATCACCTCCCATGAGTTCTTTCATGTAACGAATTTCAGCCGCTCGCTGCTTGATCACTTCACGCCAGTCCTCACCCCTTTCCGCGGCGATTCTTGCAAGCGTGTCCTGATTCGTCTCCAGCGCGATTTTGTTTGCGGTCACCTCTTTCGTGGGATCAATCCACGAACTTCCCGGAGGTATCCAAACGTGTGCAGTGTAACGCTCTTTGTTTTTCAGATAATCAGGGATATTGAGCTGACCCGTCAGGTGCATCGCGTCCAGAAATTCCAGATAGATCGGCGTGAGCACCCGATCGGCCAGCATGCGTTGCATCTTGCGGAATACCTTCCGGTCCTCGATGAGTCCCTGGCGGGCGGAGGAGTATGTCACCTGGGACAAGTCCCGCGAAACCGCCTCATAGCTGAGCCCGAGTCCAGCGGCAATCAGCCGGATGAGGGTCGCGAGAAAATCCTTCGTGTTGGATGCCTGGCCGGATGGGATCACCGTTTGCACTTCATCGCCCGGATTCAGCTCGCCGATCATACCCGGCGAAAGCGTCATGCCGTCGTAACTGACGGTTTGGCCCGTTGTCCCCATCCCCCGCCCCGGCGCCGTAGGTTCCCGCTTCTTGATGAAGACGGCCATGCACGCCAGCACCCGTTCCTTGATGCCGACCGCCTCGATAAACTGATTGGCGTCCTTAATCCGGTTGAGCGCCGTCGCCAGCAATGATATCTCCCGAATTTGCTGGGGATGCGTTTTGTTGAAAACATAAATGACGTCCTTCGCCTCGATGCGCACCGTCTCGTTCGTGTACATTGCGAGACCCGAAGCGTCCACTTTCTTGAAGTGGAAGGCCGTCGGCCGATTGTATTGGTCCAGCTCGATGCCTTCGATAACGGTTCGGCCGTTATAGGATGGCAGGTTCGTCGCGAGTTCATCGACGGACCGGACCTGAAGCTTGAACGGGAATCGCTCGTCTTTGACATATACTTTGACCACAAAAAAACCGCCGTCCACAATGTAACGGCGGATCAGCATGGATTCGATTTCTTCGAGCGATTGGGTGCCCGTAATATCGCAGTTCTCGGCCCTTGACCACTCGCGCCAGAGCTTCTCGATTTTATCGTTCAGCTCATCGTTTTTATTGCCGAGCACATCCTCTGCGATCTTCGCCTGCAGGACGCACCCGCTTCCGACCACGTTCCGGTCGAAGGCCGACAGCACCGCGGCCGCCAGGTCGCTGTTTCGTTCCATGTCCTGGGCTCTGGCCCGGATCGTTTCACGTTCGCGTGCAATGCGGAACCGGTCGAAGGTCATCGACGGGTTCCAGTTTGCGTTCAGCCGTCCGCGGCCACCGGAGTCGAACAGGTCCATTCCCGACCGCCAGGCCATACGTTTGTATGCCCATCGTGGGCTGAGGATCGCGATGGCGCGGTCCAACCAATTCAACAGGATCACCTCCCTTCGAAGTAGGCGAGTTTGAAGATGCCGCCCTGCTCCAAGATACGGAGTTCGCGTTCCAGGCGGTCCCGCTCCTGATAAAGCATTCCGAGATCCGCCCGCCGAATCATCCGGCTTCCGATCCGATATTCCTGGGCGCCCTCATAGATCGCCTGGATGGCTTTCTCCACCTCGGCGAGCTGCTGCTTGAGCTTCGCGATGCGCTCCTCGCGCTCTTCTTGCGTCACAACCACGACCTCCCCTCGATCCAGGAACTGATTTTCGGCTTCTGCGCCGGTCTCGTTTCAGGTTGCTGAGGCTTCTTTGCCGGCGGCTCGTATCGCATGTATCGGATCCCGAGCCGATCGGCGGCGAATGCCGCATACACTTCGGCGTCGAGGTAGTGGTTGTCAGCGTGCGCGGATTTCGGTTGCCACATTTCGACCTCGCGACCGCCTCGTTTCACCTTCACCTTTTCCTCGGATGTGATCTGCTCGGCGTAGTCGAGGTCGCAGTCGTTATGGACATACCAGCCACCGGACTCGCCCGGCTTTCGCGCAAGCCGATTTGCAATGAAATCTTTGTAGTATGCCCCGTACACGAGGTACAGCGAAATACTGGCCTTTCCCTTGTCCGTGCGATCGATATGTGTGAGCCGGTACTTGTTCGGTATCTCGTTGCTTGCGCCCTTGACCGCCACAGCCCATTCGGAGTTGGCCGCGACAAAATCATAGGTCTCGTCCGCGTTGTAACCGGAGTCCACGGCGCAGAGGTTCACGAAGTATTCCGTCCCATCTGCAGAGTAGTACGGCGTATTCATGACCTGTTCGATATCGGCCCATGTCTCGGCCACCCCGTGACGCACGTTCCAGCTCGTCATCCGCTCGCCCCATGCCCGGATCGTGTAGTAGAACCGGTCCTGCTGCACGTCCACGCCGCCGGTCAGCAGGATCGTGCCGTTCGGCACGACCCCTTCGTCGTACCCGCTGGTCCGCTCACGCACCTTCTCGCTGTTCAGCTTCACTTGCGTCTGTTCCCACGGCTCGGCCAGCCAGGAATTGACAAAGTTCATGAGCTCCTCCGGCGTGTTCTTCGATACGAGAAATTCATAGGCCACATCCCCGAAGCGCACCCACGGGCTGTATATCGCGTTCAGCCAGAATGCCGTCTTGTTTCCGCGAACGTTCGAGCGGCCGTCTTCCGTACGCCACTCGCCGGCGCGAAGCATCGCCGGTTTCTGGGCGTCACGGATCGGCTGGCGGCATCGCTCGCATTCGTAATGCGCCGTACCCCGAATCTCATCCCGCGGAAGCGAACGGTCGAACTTGATCTGCTTGAACTTCAGCGTCTGATATGCGCTGCAATGCGGGCACGGGACGTAGTACTGAAGCTTGACGTCCGCTTCCTGATACGCCTGCCAGATGGGGCCGGATTTGTACGTCGGCGTCGACGTCTGGACGATTTTCCGGTTGTAAGTGAACGTTTTTGTCCGCTCGCGGGCCAGCGCCCTCGGATCGGCTTCCTTCCCGGCGCTTTTCGGATACTTGTCCACCTCGTCCATCATCAGGTATCGAATCGGCCGGCTGGCCAACGATGCCGGGCTGTTGGCTCCGGCGACGACGACATACATGCCGTCAAATTGCAGTTCCAGCACTTTGGATTCCTCATCCCGATATCGCTCCGAAAGTGCCGGACTGAGTTGGACCATCGGCTGCATCCGGTTTTTCGATGTGAATTCCGCCAGGTCCAGCGTCGGGTAAACCACCAGCGCCGGGCTCTGGTCTTGCGCGATCACATATCCGAGCATGTTGAAGATCGCTTCCGTCCCGCCGACCTGCGTCGGCTTCACGAAGATGATTTCCTCGATCCGCGGGTCGGTAAAGGCGTCCATGATGCCGCGAAGGTACGGCGTCCTGTCCGTCGACCAGGGGCCGGGCTCTGCGGCCGTCCGGGAATCGAGCACGCGGAACCGGTCCGCCCACTCCGAAACCGTCATTTTCTCAGGCGGTCTCAAAACCTGGAGGGCTTCCAGGATCCAGGGCGGCCATTCAAGATTTTTTTGCATCGTACACACCCCGGACCGACAGTTGGAGCAGGACAGCGTTCGTCGTATCGGTAATCTGTTGCTCGATCACGCGCACTTGTTCCGGCTCCACATACGGGGCGACTTCCATCGCGATTTTGCGGCTGAATCCCTGCATGGACCGCCTGAGAGCGACCAGGAAGCGCTGCAGATCGCTGACCACCTCTTCCCGGCGAATGTACTCGCCTCTCGATATGGCGTTCTTGAGTTCCGCGGACTCCGCCTGCTGCTTCTTCAGCTCCGCCTCATAGTACAGCTTTTGTTGTGCCAGGGTCATGCCTTCCCCGGATTCGTTCGACCTTCGTTTCACACCCCGGTTTTCCATCACCCAGGCAATTGCATCCCGAAGGACGAACCAACCATTCGATCGTTTCGGCATACCGGCTTTGACCCACTGTGCAAGCGTATTGCGGTGCACATTGAGCACTTCGCAGAGTCCGAAAGTATTGATACACAAGGCATCGTCGACGATTTTTGTCCTGATTTTTTCGCTCACGATACCCCCTCCAAAATGCACAATGACCACTGTGCAAAAATTTTCATACTCGGTTGATTTTCGGGGTCGCCAGTACCCGCGCTCCCCCCACCCCCTCCGGAAGGACCCGCGGACCCCCGGAGCCCGAAATCCCAATACTGGCGCGGGTTTTCGGGTTTTTGAGCATCAAAAAACGGCCGCGATGGGCCGTGTGTGGTGTCTGAGTTTCACATATCTTATATTCTGTTGAACCTACGTATCTTTCAGACGCTTAGAACCGCAAGGTTTTTCGGGAATCGGTTCGATGAGTTTCACTTTTACGCAATATGTGAATCTGCCTACAAACCGAACCGATTCATAGCCTTCCGGATCTCGTCCTGGTTGATGCCGATGTACCTGAGGGTGATGGATGGATGGCTGTGGTTATAAATCTCCATCAGCATGGCGACGTTCCTTTCCTTCAGATAGAAATGGTATCCGAACGTCTTGCGCAAGGTGTGGCAGCCGATATGTTCCAGATTGAACTGTCGAGCCACATCCCTCAGAATTCGATAGGCCATCTCACGAGTGATCGGTTTCCGCCGGCCATGACGATCCCGCTGACGGCTGGGGAACAGATAATCATCATCCGATTTGTCACGGCAGTATTCCTGGATTGCGCGCTTTAGTTTCGGGTTGATCTCGATCAACTTCGTTTTTCCAGTCTTCTTCTCCTTGATTCTGACCTGGGATTTCCCGCGCACATCCTGCACTTTGAATCCGAGCATATCCGTGATGCGAAGCCCAATATTAATTCCCATTACGAACAGGAACCAATCTCTCGGATTTTTCTTCCACAGATAAGCTTTGATCTCATCGATCAATTCCAAATCGCGTATCGGCTGGACGGCGTTCACGATCACCACCTCGTGTAACAAAAGAAAAAGCGCCATTCGGCGCCATTTATCCAGTGTTCCTTTCGCAAAACTGTTTCATTTTTTCATATGCCTTTTGAATATCTTCTTCATCAGTTGCAATCCATCCATGAGTCCGTTTGTGGGCACGTTGTGTTTCCTGCGCGTAGCCATAATACTTTCCGTCATTGCCTTTGGCCAACTTGACCTCCCAATCCGACCTATATGTAATGTTAGGATTGGGCTTTGAGTACACCTGAATTAAAAAAGATCTTATTTCATTCATCCGAATCTCCTCCTCATCACAATATTCGACACATCATTCCCAGATCCTGTCGATAATGTTGTGATGAGTGTTCCGAGTAAGTCCACAGTTTATTCTGCGGGCTTGTCTCATCATATGATGCTTCGTCTGCCTTGACGGCGTTCCTGGCGATTGCGTGGAATAGGCTCAGCAAGTGGTGCCAGCTTTCGAACCATCCAGTACACCCATTTCATTCCGATGCACCCCTGGACAAAAAGTAAGACGCTTGATTACTTCAAGCGCCTTGTGTGGATCGTATTCAGATAATCTCCGTCCCCATTCTATATCAGCGATCATTTGAGACGCAAATTTCCTGCAAAATCTGCAATTCCTGCAATTCCTGCAATTCCTGCAATTCCTGTAATTAGCGCGCTTTAGCTTCGACCATTCTCCTGATGATTCTATCCCGGATCATATAAACTTGCCTTTCCGAGTATCCGAAATGGCGGGCAATTTCCGGAATTCGCATGCCGTCCAGAAGACAGTCCAGCGTTGCTCGGTCGCGTTCGTCCTCAACTAGGTCGATGCGGTCCTGGATGAATCGCACCTTCTGTTCCAGCCGCTCGAGCCGCCTCCATTTCTTCTCGCGCCGAAGCGTCTCGTGATAGACGGGATCGCTGACGCCGCCCTTCCCGCGAGGCATGTCCATGTTTTCATAGGACCGGACAGCGCCTTCACCAGCATCTTCGAGATAGCCGCGCAACCGAGCGATATCGCGGACCATCCAGTGATAGTCCCGCAAAATTTGCTCGATCTCTTTGTATGTGTACGTCATGACGTGCACCGCTCCCCTATGGTATAATGACCATAAGGGAATATTTGTTCGAATGCCTCCACCCTCGTTTGCCCGTCGTGATGGAGGCATTCTCTCTTTATTTTCGGCGTCCGAGTTTTTCCTCGAGCCCGAAAACCATATCGGCTGCTTCCTTGAGCTTGCACCGGTACAGATTTCGAGCCAATAGGACCGCCTTCGCTCGACCATGCAGAAGGTACTCGCGTTTAACAGCCTCTTCGCGCGACCGAATGCTGAATTCAAGTTCGCCCCACTTGGTTCTGATGATCACTTCATCGCTCCCTCCTCAAAAATCACATGCTCCAGATCGGCAGTCTTTGCCGTATACATCTCCCTCGTTCACCGGAACCTCACGCATCGTTGCTTCGTTGATCAATCGTTCCAGCTCTCGGATCGTATCCGATATCTTGAGCTTAATCAGGCGGACCCGGCGCTGATGATCCTCGTTTCGATCGTTGCAGTACATGTACAAATGCAGTTGCACAGCCGAATCTTCCGCCTTTACAAGTTTCCGCAGAAGACTATCCGCCATCTTGAGTTCGTGTCTGCTCATCTTACCGTTCATACGCAATCCCCCTGTACATGTCCGGTATCGGCCGGCCGGAGCGGTCATGTTCCGGAGCAGCATGATTCCGATCCAGACTGACGAACCGGTTGTAGTTCTTCAGGAAAGCAAGCTCGACCGTTCCGACCGGTCCGTTCCGCTGCTTCGCCACGATGACTTCAAGGATGTTCTTCTTGTCAGTCTCCGCGTCATAGTAGTCGTCTCGGTACAAGAATGCGACGACGTCGGCGTCCTGCTCGATCGCGCCCGATTCGCGCAAGTCGGAAAGCATCGGCCGCTTGTCCTGCCTCTGCTCGACACCGCGGCTGAGCTGCGAAAGCGCGATGACCGGCACATCCAACTCGCGCGCGATCTGCTTCAGCGACCGCGAAATCTCCGTCACTTCTTGCACCCGGTTCTCGCGCCGACCGCGGACCGTGACTAACTGCAGATAGTCGATGATCACGAGGCCGAGCCCCAGGCGTTTCTTCAGCCGCCTGATCTTGGCGCGGATGTCCGTCACCGTGATGCCTGGCGTGTCGTCGATATAGATGCCCGCTTCCGACAGTGCGCTCATCGCCATCGGCACTCGCGACCAATCGTCGAAGTCCAGCTTTCCGGATCGGATCCGGGATGCATCAATTCTGCCTTCAGATGCGAGGAATCGCTGGCCGAGTTGCGTCGCAGACATTTCGAGGCTGAATATCGCGACGATCTCGCCGGATCTGACGGCGGCGTGCTGCGCGATGTTGAGCGCAAAGGCCGTTTTTCCAATGGACGGCCTAGCCGCCACAATGATCAGGTCGCCGCGCTGAAAGCCGGCTGTCAGCCTGTCCAGCTCGTCATATCCGGACGGGACGCCGGTGATGCCGGTTTTACTCACCGCCCTTGCTTCGAGCTGGTCATAGGTTTCAGCCATCACATCGCGCATGTACCGAAAGTCCTGCCCGGACGATGTCTGATCTGCGAATTGTGCGGCCGCCGTCTCCAGCGCCGCCGATAGAGTCTCCGGATCCTCGTGCCGGATCGCTGCATCATACAGCCCTCTGATCAGGTCATATCCGATCCGCTGAAGCCAGCACCGCCGAACTTCACTTGCGTAAAACTCGACGTTTGCCGCCGTCGGCACTTCCGAGAGGATCCGCGACAAATACTCGACGCCCCCGACCTGTTCGAGCTTGCCCAGGGACATGAGCCGGCTGGTCAAAGTGATAAGGTCGATCGGCTCGCCGTCATCACGCA